TGGCCTCTGCCCTCTCAGACAGGGAGAGAGTGCTGGGCAAGTTACGCCAATGGACGGACAGCGCCGAGCCTGCTGATGGCAATAAGATCAGAGCGGCCGAGCTGTTAGGTAAGTCGGTCGGCATGTTCCGAGACGTGATCGAGACCAGCGATAGCAAGTCGAGCGAGGAACTGCTCGCCGAGCTGGANACCATGCTGGAGTCGGTCGATGACTCGCCGGAAACGCCGGATGAGTCTGGAAAAGCGCCCGATCGATCCATCATGCACTAGCCGACCCCCACCCCCCCTGACAGAGCGCGGGTACCTGATTCTATATACATAGTATTCCGCTCAAAAAATTACCTAATTTTGCTCTGTCTAACACGTTATTTGTCGAAATGTCCGTGTTTTTACAAAAATAGGCGTGTGTTTCGCATAGGGGGGGTATATTTCTGGAAAAATTACTCAGAAATAAGTCTAGGAGTCCCCCCACCCCCATAAATAATCCTAAAAATCACTCTTTTTGCCAAAAATTACCAAAAAAACCATGTCTTACTGTAGACATGTTTTTGTCAAGGGGGTATGATCTCTAAAATCTGGAGATTTTTCTATCTAGGACTGTCCTAGTACTAGGAATGTTCTAGATCTGTTTCTGTTCTAGCTCTAGAACAGTTCTACTTAGTACGGAAGCACTTGTTTCCGTCCTGTTTTGTTTTATTTATAGAATTTAAGCAAGTCTAGACAGGACTTAGACCTGTCTAAGGCTGGTGAAGGGGCACCTGTGCCCGGAGAATGCAGTTGAATAGGGAAAAACTATGAGATATGACCCAAGCATGATGACTCCGGAGCAGATTGCCGCCGCGAATGCACAGCATATGCAGTCGATGCTTGGGGGTCTTCAAAAGCCCGACTTAGATCCATATGGGGGCACGGCAGGGATTAAGGGTCAGCAGGTAAACTATACGAGCGACCTTGGCTATGAGCCAGAGTTTGTGCCGCCACAAGACAGCACAGGGGGTTTAGGCATCAACCCCGACACGGGCGACACCTTCCTTCCCGGCGATATGCAGACAGGGAACGACTTCGACACTCGGCCTCAAGTGTATGGTAATCCCTATGGCATACAGGGCGGGCCCCAGATGGGCGCAGGCAAGGGCGGTTACAGACCCCCAATGTATGGCGGAGGCTTTGGTGGGCCACAATATGGGAACCCCTATGGGGGCGGCTTCGGCAGACCGCAGTATGGAAACCCTTATGGGGGTGGCTTCGGCAGGCCCCCAATGGGAGGCGGTAAGGGCGGTGGCAGGCCCCCCATGTATGGCAATCCCTATGGCGGAGGCTTTGGGCCTAGATTCAACAACATGGGTGGAGGGTTTGGTGGCCGTATGGCCGCTCCGGGCTTTAACACGGCAACGGGAACCTTTGGTGGTGGCTTTCCAAGCCCTTATGCTTCACAGCAATACCGACAAGACGTTGCCCGCTCTCGGGCGCAGTTAGGAATACCCCCCGGCTTCGTGCTAAGTGAAGGCGCGCAAACAGGAAACTCCAGAAGTTATATCAACCCGCAAACCGGCGAAACGATGAGCATCCCTGTGGACTTTAGCGGCGGGGCTACTGGAAGTCCGTCATTGACTGACGCCTCTGGGTTGCCGCCCGGATATCGGACATTGACTGGCGGCATGATGGGCACTACCAACCCAGACGGCACCACCACTGTTGGCGCAGGCCAGCTCCCCCAGAGCGATCAGCTACTTGGCTCTGGAATAGCAGGCGTGAACTTGTATAACCAGCAGGCTGGCGGCAACCAACAGCCCACCAACCCCTACTCAACAGGCTATGGCATGGGCTACCAGCAACAGCCTAATCAACAGCCAATGGGCGGTGGAAAAGGTGGTACCCAGTCAGGCGGAGGCAAGGGGGGCGCCCAATGATTAAGTGGGATCCAGAAAAAGGCTGGTATGACACTAATACCGGGGTTGGATTAAACAGCCCAGAGGAAGAGGCCCGCAAAAAGAAGTATTTTGAGGACAAAAACAAGTTTTTAGAAGAGAACATGTACGATCCCAGCAGGGACTACAGCGACGATTTTGGCGGGCTATTTGGCGCTGATGTCGATGAATCAGCAGAACTCTACTATGCTGGCCCCCAGTCAAGATGGCAAGGCGCTCTTGATGACAGGCTTAGAGAGAGGGCAGGCCGAAAAGAAGATGTCTATGCCCAGTCAGGGTACTATGAAGGGTCCACGGGAACGATGGACAAGGATCTTCAGCGGCAGATGTATCGTCGTAACAACGCCATTGAGGACATGTTCCGAAAGGGCTACAGCACAGACCAGATCCAAGCCCATACAGAGGGCAAAAGGAACGTAATTGAAGAAGGCCCTGACTACAAGGACTATGAAAAAGCCAAGGCTGGCGAAAAGGTATTTAACGTAAAGGGCCGTAAAGGCTGGGCCGAAGACTACTTTGACGTTCCTGAATATCAAGCCCAGACCGGAACAGAGGGTGATGGGGGCGCCGATGCAGGCCAAACCAACACAGGCCAAACTAACACAGGGCAAACTGGCTCAGGTTCGGGTGACCAATCTACAGCATCACAACCTCCTCCCGCTGGTCTTCCCGGCAAGGGCGGCGCCAGCGGATCTGGAAAGGGAGGCGCACAAACGTCTCAGCAGACATCTCAGCAGGCACAACCACCCCAACAGTTAAGCCCATTCCAGTCCCAGCAGTCCCAAAGACGCAGGATGTATGGCTCCTCGCCGGTAGGGCTTGGCACTGGTTACTACGGCGGCATGGGCTCTGGTGGGCGCCAATTTGGCGGCGGAGGCTCATATTTTGGTGGATTTGGCGGTCAGCCGTCCTACTACGGCGGATATAGCCAGCCATATCAGCAGTCATATCAACAGTCATATCAACAGCCTTCCTACGGAGGATATTCCAGTTATGGCGGCTATGGCGGATCTATGGGTGGGATAGGTAGCTTCTACCAGCCGATGGGATATGGCGGATACAGGTGAGACGCGACTACCGCAAGGAATACGACAACTACCATTCCAAGCCCAAGCAGAAGAAAAACCGCGCCAAAAGGAATGCGGCACGCGCCACAATGGAAAAAGCGGGCAAGGTCAGCAAGGGTGACGGCAAAGACGTGGCCCACAAAAAGCCCTTGGCGAAGGGTGGATCAAACGAGAAAAGCAACCTAAAGGTGGCTTCTCGCTCAAAAAATCGATCATTTCCTCGCACCAAGAAAGCAAGGATGGCCTGATGCAGTGTAGTTGCGGTGGAGCTACCGAAGACAGGCAGGTTGTCAGGAAAAAACGTGTCGTAACCGAGTACGCACGGTGCGAGAGCTGTGGAAGAGTCCACGTCTGGTGGAGCACCAATGTCAGAACTAATAACGCCGGAGATCGCAAAGCGACTTAAAGGCGCAGGCCCAGAGGCAAAGCTCAGGGCGGCAGAGCTTCTTGATCAGGTCAAGCAAGCCAAAAGAAAAGAAGACGCACAGCAGACCTTCATGGGCTTCGTCAAATATATGTGGCCGGCGTTTATTGAGGGGCGTCACCACAAGATTATGGCGGAGGCGTTTGAGCGGATCGCAAGAGGCGATTTAAAGCGGCTAATTATCAATATGCCGCCCAGACACACTAAGTCTGAGTTTGCCTCCTATCTTCTTCCGGCGTGGTTTTTAGGCCAGTATCCAGAGAAGAAGATCATCCAGACAGCCCACACAGCGGAGTTGTCGGTAGGTTTTGGCCGAAAAGTGCGAAACCTTGTGGACGCGGAAGACTTCAAGGCAGTCTTTCCCAGTCTAAAACTTAGAGCGGACTCTAAAGCGGCAGGACGCTGGAGCACCAACAAAAGCGGAGAATACTTCGCAATTGGTGTCGGCGGAGCCGTAACAGGTAAGGGTGCTGACCTTTTAATCATTGATGACCCTCACTCAGAGCAGGAGGGCCAGTCTGGAGACCCATCGGTCTTTGACAGAACCTATGACTGGTACACATCCGGTCCCCGACAGCGTCTACAGCCGGGAGGCGCTATCGTAGTAGTGATGACCCGCTGGCACATGCGGGATCTGACCGGCAAGATTATTAAGTCTTCGACTCAACGCGCAGGTAGCGATGAGTGGGAGGTTATAGAGTTTCCGGCAATCATGCCCTCGGGGAAGCCCCTGTGGCCTGAGTTCTGGAGCCAAACAGAGCTAGAGGCTCTGCATAGCGAACTTCCATCGTCAAAATGGAATGCACAGTACCAGCAAAACCCAACGTCCGAAGAGGGCGCACTNATCAAGCGAGAATGGTGGCAGGTCTGGGAAAAGGACTCTCCGCCCATGTGTGAATTTATTATTCAGTCATGGGACACCGCGTTTCTAAAAACGCAAAGATCAGACTATTCGGCTTGCACAACGTGGGGCGTGTTCTACACACCCGACGAGGAAGGGGCTACCAAGCCCAATATCATCCTATTGGATGCTTACAAGGAACGTCTGGAATTTCCTGAACTCAAGCGAAAGGCTTACGAGCTTTGGGCTGAGATGCAACCAGACGCATTTATAGTGGAGGCTAAAGCGGCAGGGATGCCACTCATTTTTGAACTACGGGCGATGGGGATTCCGGTATCGGAATACACCCCGTCCCGTGGTAATGACAAGATAGCAAGAGTAAACGCTGTTGCTGACTTGTTTGCTTCTGGCGTTGTATGGGCGCCAGAGACACGATTCGCGGAAGATGTTGTCCAAGAATTCGCGGCTTTCCCCTCGGGCGAGCATGATGACTTAGTAGATTCTTCCACGCAGGCGTTACTCAGATTCCGTCAGGGCGGCTTTTTGTCGCTCCGAACAGATGAGGAGGATGAGTACGTCGATTACGGTAGACGGGGAGACTACTACTAATGACTGAAACAAGCGCAGAGGTCAACGCTTGGCACGGCAAAGTTGATGCGCTGGAGCGGCGGCTTAGGCCGCTGTTTCGTCGGCGCTCTCGGCTGGGTGGGCCGGCCTACTTTGACACCAAGAATTTTCCTGTAGCAAAGACGCTAGAGGGTAGCTATCCGGCGATCAGGGCCGAGTTCGACAAAGTCAGGGTTCGCATGGCAGATTTTCCGCTGTTTCAGGACATTAGTCCTGAGCAGGTGTATATCTCCAACGACGATAAGTGGAAGATGTTTTTCTTGAAGTCGAACAATATTCGCTTTGAAAAGAACTGCGAGCAGTTTCCAGAGACAATGAAGGCCGTGGATAGCGACCCAAGCATTGTGTCTGCTTACTTTTCCATACTGGAATCCAACAAGATGCTGGTTCCCCATGAGGGGCCGTGGTCGGGCGTGCTAAGAATGCACCTTGGCGTGGATATTCCCACGGATGGAAACGGCTGTACCCTTTCAGTAAGGGGCGAGCAGTATCGATGGAAGGATGGCGAGGTTGTTGTCTTCGATGACACCTATGAGCATTTTGCTATCAACCTGACAGACCACCCTAGAGTTGTTTTGTTTATGGACTATATGCGGCCTTTGCCGTGGCTTCTCCATACACTTAACAAGTTATGTATATACATTGTTCGGTTTTTCCCGTATTACAAGGTTCCACTCCAAAGACACAGGGAGTGGGAGAAGAAGTTCTACGGGGAGGACAGCTAGTGGCTTTTTTGCAAAGCAACATTCCGCACTTTAAGTGCTGGGTGCGGCGTGAATACACGCACAATCACCAGAAATATCACGGTGAGTTTCTTCACGCGATGGCAATTGCCGTCACCACAATGCCTTCTCGCTGTCTGAGCTTTCAGGTCATTTTCACGGGCGCTGAAACCTACGACAACGACGATCCAAATGTTCATGGTGGCGCAATGTGGGCAAGAATGCCGATAACGGCATTAATGGCCGACACTCCCGTTGAAGAGTGGCCAGATCCGATGCCGGTATATGCGGCACAGCCTTGGGACTGTTCCTCTCGCGAGCACGCCGTGTATGTCCTTGACAGGGCGACACCGTGTCCTTGGCTGGCAAAGATTGATGGCGAGCTTTATCCCGCCAAGTACCTATTCACGGTGGACTACACCGACAGTGAGATTGCGGATGACCCTGCACAGCACAAGCAAAGCCATGTAATGGAGCTGTTGGATGCAGGCCCGTGGACAGGAAATATTGTAGCGCTACCCAACAACCGAGTCCGGGTAACACATCCGGCGTGGTTCTCGACTGGAGAGGGGGCGCCAGATTTTAGGCCGTCACAGCACATTCACTATTCCAAGTCCGACTTGGATTACACGCTGGACGTAAACAGAGTGTTCGACAACCTATACGCAGGTAACAGTGATGAACAAGAAAATGACTAAAACCGCCCGCATGTTCAACAAGGGCGGAGCTGTTGGTGGGCCCAAGCCAAAGGGGATGGTAGCCGGCGGAAAAACTAAGGCGAAACTGCCGATGGTGACAGACCCTAAGACGGGAGAAAAGAAGCCTTTCTTCATGGTTGATGGCCAAGGAAAAAAGATGGGCGGGCCAGTTGAGCCTCCAAAGACTAAGGGCTACTTTAAGGGTGGCAAAATCCTCTAATGGCTATTGACGGGGCCATGATGCCCGCTGAGTTTGAGCCGGATGGAGCCGCTCTAGAGATTGTCATAGAAAATCCCGAGTCTGTGGGCGTCTATGATGAGGATGGCGGAGTTTTAATCGATCTAGACCCTGACGCTGATGAGTTGTTGGGCGCCAACCATGATTCCAACTTGGTTGATTTTCTGTCAGATCAAGACCTTCAGCTCCTTGCCGGCGAGCTAGTCGCTTCTTTTGAGGCGGATCGGAACAGCCGCGCAGACTGGGAAGACTCCTATGTTCGCGGTTTAGACCTGCTTGGACTTAAATTTGAAGACAGATCAACCCCGTGGGAGGGCGCCTGTGGCGTATTCCATCCCATGCTGTCTGAGGCGGTAATTCGCTTTCAGGCCCAGACAATACAAGAGATATACCCTGCAAGTGGCCCAGTCAAAACGACTATTGTCGGAAAAATTAACGACGAAAAAACCGAACAGGCCCATAGGGTTCAGAATTATCTGAACTATTTGATTACCCAGCGCATGACGGAGTACCGCACCGAGACAGAAAAACTACTGTTTTCGTTGCCAATCGCTGGATCAGCTTTCCGCAAAGTCTACTACGACCCGAATATGGGGCGTCCGTGCGCGATGTTTGTGCCGGCAGAAGACTTTGTTGTGAGTTATGGGGCCTCTGACCTGTCAACTTGCGAACGCGCCACTCATGTGATGAAGCGGAGCGCGAACGAAATTCGTAAGTTGCAGGTGGCAGGTTTTTACGCCGACGTTGACCTGCCGCCCCCCTCTCCTGACATATCAGAGATACAGCAAAAATATGACAGGTTGACCGGGGACTCAGACAACTACGAGTACGACAGCCGGCACACCCTACTGGAAATGCAAGTCAATATCGACCTTATCGGGTTTGAGGATACTGACAAGGGCGTTCCCACGGGGATTGCTTTGCCGTACATCGTTACAATTGACAAGTCATCAAGAACGATACTGTCAATTCGGCGCAACTGGTACGAAGACGACCCGATGAGAATGCAACGGGAGCACTACGTCCACTACCAGTACTTACCCGGACTTGGCTTCTATGGGTTTGGTCTTGTGCATATGATTGGCGGATTGTCTAAGTCTGCCACAGCCATACTTCGCCAGTTGGTGGATGCGGGCACTCTTTCCAATCTTCCGGGCGGGCTCAAGTCTCGCGGGCTAAGGATCAAGGGCGATGACACGCCTATTATGCCCGGAGAGTTTAGGGATGTTGATGTTCCCGGCGGAGCAATAAAAGACAACATCGCCTTTTTGCCATACAAGGAGCCTAGTGGCGTCCTGTATCAGCTTCTGGGCGATATCGTGCAGGAAGGCCGCAGGTTTGCTTCAGCGGCTGATGTGAAGGCGTCGGACATTAATGGTGAGGCCCCGGTAGGGACCACCCTTGCCGTGCTTGAGCGCGAAATGAAGGTGATGAGCGCTGTTCAGAGCAGGGTTCATGCCTCGGTATCCAAAGAGCTAAAGATACTGGCTGAGCTGGTTCGCGACTATGGGCCGGAAACTTATCCTTATGATCCAGACGAGGAGCCCGTTGTTAGGGCTGACTTTGATGATCGCGTCGATATTATTCCGGTCAGTGACCCCAATGCAGGCACGATGGCGCAAAGGATTATGCAGTATCAGGCGGCTTTACAGCTTGCCTCTCAGGCGCCTCAGATGTACGACATGCCGCTTCTCCACAGGCAAATGCTGGATGTCTTGGGCATACAGGACGCGGACAAGATTGTGCCTCTTGAGGACGATATTAAGCCGACTGACCCAGTTAGCGAGAACATGAACCTTCTCAACGGGGAGCCAGTTAAGGCGTTTATTTATCAGGATCATGAGGCGCACATTCAGGTCCATATGTCGCTTACCGAGAACCCAGAGGTCGGACAATTAATGGCTAAAAGCCCGACCGCGAAAGCGTCTCAGGCGGCAATGGCATCGCATATAGCAGAGCATGTGGCCTTTGCCTATCGGCAAAAGATTGAGAAAGAGCTTGGGGTTAAGTTGCCCGCGCCAGATGAGCCGTTGCCAGAAGATATTGAATACCGTCTATCTCAACTGGTCGCCCCTGCCGCCGCGCAGGTTACCGGCAAGGCTCAGCAACAGGCTCAAGCAGAGCAAAACGCCAAGCAACAGCAAGACCCTGTTATTCAGATGCAACAGAAAGAATTGCAACTGAAAGAGCAGGAGGCAATGGTCAAGGCTCAGACCGCGCAAAAAGACATGCAAATCAAAGAGCAACAGGTCGCCGCCAAGACCCAAGTGGATATGGCAAAGGCTCAAGCCGAGATGGTTAAAATTAACGCAGATCTAGAAAAAGCAAAAGACAGGTCTGCGCTTGAGTCCCGCAAGCTGGAACAGCAAGAGCGCTTAGAAGCCGCAAAACTGGCATCAAAAATGTCGGTTGAGCAGGAGCAGAGCCGTTCTCGAGAGGAAATTGCGGGCTTCAAAGCTGGTTTCGACATAGTAAAGGACATGTTAGATGACGACGAAACGGGCCAGCAATAACCTGCTGTCCGCTCTGCAAGATCAGTACCGCAATCACATGAACGAAATCACTGATCACATCGCTACGGGCGGGTGCAAAGACATGAACGATTACTCTCGGTGTGTAGGCATTATCGAAGGACTGGCCTACGCAGAACGAGAGCTTCTTGATTTAAGCGACAGAATGGATCGCGAATAAATTCTCCGCATGACGCGGTGCAGGGCGACTCCGAACGCCAATTTTCGGTGCGAAGGTGTAAGACATGACGGAAGAAGACGGACCGAAGACTGCAAGCCAGCTCCCGGTCCCCACGGGATACAAACTACTTATTGCTTTACCAGAGCCGGATGAGGCAACGGAGGGCGGCATCTTAAAATCAAGGCAAACGATGGAGACTGAGGAGATCGGCTCTATTTGCGGCTTTGTTTTAAAGATGGGCCCAGATGCCTATCAAAACGCAGAGAGGTTCCCAAATGGCCCCTATTGCGATGAAGGCGAGTGGATCTTGATGCGTTCTTATAGTGGAACTCGATTCAAGGTGCACGGCAAGGAGTTTCGTTTGATTAACGATGACAGCGTAGAGGCGGTTGTCGAAGACCCACGGGGGATTGAAAAAGCATGAGCGAAGAACAGGTGGATACAGGGTCGGAAGAGAGAATGTCTTCTGAAGAAAAATTTTTTGGCGTCAAGACCACATTTACTAAAGGCGACAAGTCCAGTGAAGTGGATCTTGAGGTCGTGGATGATCGGCCCCCAGAGGATCAGCGAGCTACCTCTAAGGCAAAGGGAGCTACTTCGGATGAGGATGAAGAGCTTCAGGGCTACAGCGACAAGGTAAAAAAGCGGATCAACAAGCTCCGCTATGACCAACATGAAGAGCGCAGGCGCCGCGAAGACGCCGAGCGTATGCGAGAAGAGGCGATTCGTGTTGCCCAGCAACTTACGCAACACAACCAAAGCCTGCAACAGATCCTTCATGATGGTGAAGGGGTTCTGCTGAGCCAATCTAAGGGCCGTGCAGAGCTTGCCTTGCAACATGCAGAAATTATGCTTCGGCAAGCCGTTGAGGAAGGCAACACAGATCGTCAGATTGAGGCGCAAAAGCTCCTTAACAGGGCTCAGACCGACCTCGATGGGGTGTCGCGTCATGTGGGTCAGTACAAGCAACGACCGCCCGCAAGGAGCCCTGAGCCTGCTTACCAGCCTCAACAACAAGCTCAACAACAGGCACCACAGCCTAGAGCGCCCAGCGAAAAAGCGGCGGGCTGGGCACAAAAGAATTCGTGGTTTCAGTCAGACGATCACACTGAAATGACGGCATACGCCTACGGCGTACATGAAAAAATGATCAGGAAAGAGGGCATCGACCCCGAATCTGATGAGTACTATGACGAGCTGGACAAGAGAGTGCAGTCCAGATTTCCAGAATACTTCGGAGAGGTAGAAAGTGGCTCGGCAGATGTATCTGTCTCCTCGACCTCCCGAAGCCCCTCCGTGGTGGTGGCGCCGTCCTCTAGGAATAATGGCGCCAAACCACGCAAAGTGAGGTTGAGCCGCACCCAAGTTGCTCTCGCAAAGCGCCTTGGTTTAACCGTCGAACAATATGCCAATCAGATGCTCAAGGAGAATTGATAATGGCTGAACAGCGCACACCGCGAGAAAAAGAGTCTCGCACCGCTGAGGAACGTCCCTCAGACTCATGGTTGCCGGCATCTATTTTGCCCAACCCCAAGCCAGTAGACGGATGGGTATTCCGTTGGATTCGCACCAGCACGCTGGGCAAAGCCGACAACACCAACGTCTCTCAAAAGTTCCGCGAAGGATGGATCCCGGTAAAAGCCGAAGACCACCCTGAGTTGGAGGTCATGTCCGACATTGACTCTAGATTTAGTGGCAATCTCGAAATTGGTGGCTTGCTTTTGTGCAAAGCGCCAAAAGACAAGGTCGATCAACGCGATAAATATTTTGAGCACATGGCGTCAAGTCAGATGGAGTCTGTGGACAATAACTTCCTCAAGCAAAACGATCCCCGAATGCCCGTTCTGAACCCAGAGCGGTCCACTCGGACAACCTTTGGCCGAAACTGACTTCGATCACCGGAGCGGTTTCGTTATTTGATCCTTTGAGGAGAGAAAAATGGCTACTTCAGCTACTCCAATGGGTGCAGAACCTGTAGGCACGCTCAGTGCTTCAGGGTCTTTCACCGGCAAGGTTCGCCACATTAAGATCGCTAATGCTTACGGCACAGCTATCTTCTATGGCGACTTCGTTAAGTTGGTTGCGGCGGGAACGGTAGAGAAAGCGGCAGTTACGACTTCTGTTGTTGCAGGCACTGTCGGCATTTTTGTCGGATGCGCCTACACCGATCCTAGCACTAACCAGAAGACCTTCAACCAGCAGTTCCCTGCGTCAACAGCGGCGGATGATATCGTGGCGTATGTCGTCGATGATCCTAAGTTGTTGTTCCAAATGCAGGCCGATGAGGCCGTCGCCCAGACGGGATTGGGAAACAACATCTCAGCAGTTAGCACTGCTGGATCAACCGCGATTGGTCGAAGCAAGAACGCCTTAGATGGCGGCTCTATTGCTACGACTAATACACTACCACTGCGTGTCGTTGATTTCGTAGACGGGCCAAACAGCACCGTAGGTGATGCTTTCACAGATTGCGTCGTTACCTACTTGCCGTTGAGCCATGCTTACGAAACCAAGCTCGGCGTTTAAGGAGACTTGAGAAATGGCTATTTCACGCGCACAAATGCTGAAAGAACTGCTCCCCGGTCTAAACGCCCTGTTTGGTCTGGAATACGAGCGGTATGATGATGAGCACACGATGATTTACGAAACTGAATCATCAGAGCGCTCTTTTGAAGAAGAAGTGAAGCTGTCTGGTTTCGGTGCGGCACCAGTCAAAGCTGAAGGCGCGGCCATCAGCTATGACTCTGCACAGGAGTCATTCACTGCTCGCTATAACCACGAAACCATCGCCCTTGGCTTCTCCATCACGGAAGAAGCTATGGAAGATAACTTGTATGACTCTTTGTCTGCTCGTTACACCAAGGCGTTGGCTCGGGCTATGGCTCACACCAAGCAGGTAAAAGCGGCGAATCCACTTAACAATGGCTTCGGTTCTTATCAGTCTGGTGATGGCGTAACGCTGTTCAGCACAGCTCACCCATTGGTAAACGGTGGCACTAATGCTAACCGTCCGTCCACTGCGGCTGACCTGAACGAGACCTCGCTGGAAGATGCTGTGATTAACATCGCCGCATTTACCGACGAGCGTGGTCTGCTGATCGCGGCACGTCCCCGTCGTTTGATCGTTCCACCCGCGCTTCAGTTTGTAGCAACTCGCTTGCTTGAGACTGATGGCCGTGTTGGCACGTCTGACAACGACATCAATGCTCTTCGTAACAACGGATCGATTCCAGAAGGCTACTCAGTCAATCACTTTTTGACTGATACCAATGCTTTCTTTGTTATCACCGATGTGCCGAATGGCATGAAGCACTTCAACCGTACCGCGTTGGAGACTTCAATGGATGGCGACTTTGACACTGGTAACGTCCGGTACAAGGCTCGCGAGCGATACAGCTTCGGCGTATCTGATCCTTTGGGCATTTACGGTTCACCCGGAACGTCCTAACCCTACGGGGGCTTCGGCCCCCTTTTATTCCTGACTAATTGTTCCACATGGAACATTAGACCGAGCCAAGACAGGAGACTCACATGGCTAATTCTACTTTCTCGGGACCAGTGCGTTCCGAAAGCACCTTCAAAACCATAAGCAAAAACTCCACCACAGGCACAATTACTGAGGTCGCCACTATCGGTGATGGCCCTGTTAGCCTTGCTGATGGGAATGTTACGCTTACCAACGCTACCCACAGCGGCAGAATCCTTCTCGTTCCAGACGGCGGACAAGACAACACCTATACGCTTCCTGCTCCTATTGCAGGCTCTATGTTTAGGTTTGTTTATGCCGGCGGTGCGGCAGATGCGACTGATGCGCTTATTGTTACCCCCGGAAACACCAACTTCTACATAGGCGGTGTTACTTTCTTGGACACTGACAATGAGGTCAGCGCGGTATTTTCTGACGGCAACTCAAACAGTAGCATTCAGCTAAATGTGCCTGCTGGCTTTGATGTGACAATTATTGGCTTAAACACAACCAATTATCAGATTTTCGGCACTGTAACGGGCGCAACTGCTCCCGCATTTGCTGATCAATAATCGTGACGGGGGCTTCGGCCCCCATTATTGGAGGCTGTTATGGCTGATACAGTTACAAGCAACACTATTGAGGACGGCCCCCGCACGGCAATCATTGCGCTTACAAACGTAAGCGATGGCTCAGGCGAGTCGGCTGTGACGAAGATTGACGTTTCCGCCCTCTCTGCGGACCCTGCAAGCAAAAAGGCTTGTAGTGACGTGCAGATTGAATGCATTTGGTATTCCACCATCGGTATGGGCGTAGAGCTGTTGTTCGACGCAACGACCAATGTGCTGGCGTGGGAACTTCCTGCTGACTACTCAGACACAGTAGATTTTTCTGACTTTGTTGGTATTCCGAATAACGCGGGATCTGGCAAGACGGGCGACATCAAACTTACCACCGTGGGGCACTCGTCAGGTGACTCATACAGCATCGTCTTAAAAGTTAAAAAGAATTACGCCTAATGAACCGCTACTACGCTAAAGGCGGCAAGACAAAGACAAAAAAGTCAAAGTCTCGCGTCAATGAGGCTGGTAACTACACCAAGCCTAGTATGCGGAAGCGGTTGTTTAACAAGATCAAAGCTGGGGGGAAGGGCGGCAAGCCGGGGCAGTGGTCTGCTCGTAAAGCACAAATGCTTGCTCAACAATACAAAAAAGCTGGCGGCGGGTACAAAGACTGATGGCGCTCAAGAAGCCGCAAAAGTCGCTTAAAAAGTGGACCAAGCAGAAATGGCGCACTAAGTCTGGCAAGCCCAGCACTCAGGGTAAAAAGGCCACTGGTGAGCGCTATTTGCCAGAAAAGGCAATCAAGTCACTGTCTGACAAGGAGTACGCCGCGACTAGCCGTAAGAAGAAGGCAGATACCAAAAAGGGCAAGCAACATTCCAAGCAACCCAAGAAGGTTGCCAAGAAGACGGCGAGGCATAGGAAGTAATGCGTCAGTATTACAAGTCGGGCGGTCGCGTAGAAAAAAAGTCTATGCCCTGCAACAAGCCAAAGCGGACACCAAATCATTCTAAGAAGTCGCATGTCGTGAAGGCGTGCGAGGGCGGAAAAGAAAAGGTAATTCGCTTTGGCCAGCAGGGGGTTAAGACAAACCAGACAGTAGGTCAGCGCAAAGCGTTTAAGTCGCGTCACGCTAAAAACATCAAAAGAGGCAAAATGTCTGCGGCATATTGGGCAGATAAGGTGAAGTGGTCTCCTAGTAAGACCAAGTCCAAGTCCAAGAAATGGAAGAAGGGTAGCTAAGATGCCAATTAGCAGAGCGCAGGCCGGCAAGCAAACGAAGAGTGCGCCAAGGTCAAAAAAAACACCCCCTCCCAAGTGCCGTAATGGCTTGGCATTGAGGGGCAGAACTCGGGGGCGGGCTGTATAAATGGCTACCAGCGGAACAACCGGCTTTACTCTTGACTTGTCAGACATTGTTGAGGAGGCTTACGAGCGTGCGGGTCTTGAGTTGCGGAGCGGATATGATTACAAAACTGCTCGCCGTAGCATTGATCTGCTTATGCTTGAGTGGCAAAACAGGGGCCTTAATCTCTGGACGGTACGAGACACCACGGTGGCTCTTGTTGCAGGGACAGGGGCATACGACCTTAGTGCTGACAAGTTAGATATTATTGAGGGCTTGCTTCGCACAGACGCGGGCGACAGCTCAAAGCAGGCTGATCTAACAATGCAGAGGATTTCTGTAAGTCAGTATGCTCACCAGACCAATAAGTTAACCCAAGGGCGCCCGCTACAGTATTATGTTGAGCGCAAGCCGACTGGAATCACGGTGCACTTTTGGCCGGTTCCTGATGCCACAACTAGCTACACCTTTGCTTACTACTACATGGACCGCATCGAAGACAGCGGAAGACCGGCGTCCAATAATATGGACGTACCGGCTAGATTTTTGCCGTGCCTTGTCGCCGGCTTAGCTTATCAGATTGCCAGCAAAAGGCCGGAGTCGCTACAACTAGCTCCAAGCCTAAAGCAGATTTATGAGGAGCAGTGGAGCTTGGCGGCAGACGCGGCAAGAGAGAAGGCGTCTTTGTATGTGTCGCCCGGAGGCTATAACAACTTATGAGTAGTTATGTCACCGGAAAACACGCATTTGGCTTTTGCGACAGAACGGGCTTTCGCTACCCAATTAGAGATCTGGTCCGTCAGATTGAAGACGGGCGTTGGAATGGGTTATTAGTCGGTCGAGACGTGGTTGATCAAGACCAGCCACAGCTCAAGCTGGGCGATGTCAACGCCAGCGATCCTCAAGCCCTTAGATTTCCTAGACCCGACGACAGTTTGGATGAAAGTCGAGCGCTTTCTGCGTTTAACCCAGTTGGCGGAGGGAACACTGCCTTGGGTAGCCGTACTGTTGGTCTGGACATGGCTGGAGAAGTGGGCCGCGTAACAGTGGAGATATCTTAATGGCGTTCACTTTTACCACGCTGAAGCAGGCAATACAGGACTATACGGAGTCGAGCGAGACCAGTTTTGTCAACAACCTGACTACAATTATTACGCAGGCTGAAGATAGGATTTTAAAGCGGTGCCAGTTGCCCGACTTTAGGCAAAATGTCACGGCCAGCATGACATCCGGCAACCAGTATTTGGCCATGCCGACAGATTTTTTAACGCCATATTCTCTCGCAATAGATAATTCCGGTTATGACTACCTGCTGTTTAAAGATATTAACTTTATCCGTCAGGCATATCCGTCTGCATCTACGTCCGGCGTCCCCAAGTGCTACGGCCTGTTTAGCGACACTTACTTTCTTATTGGGCCGACGCCCAACAGCAACTACGCGGTAGAGCTTCACTACTTCCACAAGCCAGAATCCATCACTGCGGCCTCTTCTGGGACTAGTTGGCTGGGGACTAATGCAGAGTCCACCTTGTTGTACGGCTGTATTCTTGAGGCATACACCTACCTCAAGGGCGATGCGGACCTGATGCAGTTGTATGCTCAGCGTTACGAAGAGGCAATAGCCAAGCTGGAAGAGCTAGGGGAGGGTTACAACACTACGGATAGCTATCGTAGCGGCGCAGTTAGGAAGCCTAGAACGTAATGCTTGAGCTGGCTGTAGGAAACGTTTCGGTACAGACCACAAGTAATCGCGGGTTTACCCCGGAAGAGGTGGCGGAGCGGTGCTTGGATCGCATTATCAGCGTCTCTGATTCTGCTCCTCGCGAGCTGAAAGATCAGGCAATGGCCTATCGTGAAAGTATACGGGCTTTGTTGCTGTTCTATATGGATGAGGCGATTCGCAGTGACCGAACTACTATTTACAACGCTCTGGTAGAAGCAGGGCAAAAGGATCTAGCCGAGGCTATTAGGAGGCTTTGAATGGCGTTTAGTGGAAATTTTATGTGCACTTCATTCAAGAAGGAATTGCTTGAGGGTGTGCACAATTTTAAAAACTCGGGCGGAAACACGTTTAAGCTGGCTATGTACACCAACAGCGCCTCTTTTACTGCGGCGACAACTGCATACACCACCTCCAATGAGGTTAGCGGGACCGGATACACTGCTGGCGGGGCGTCCCTAACTAGGGTAGACCCAACAACGTCCAGCACCACAGCGTTTACGGACTTTTCTGACTTAACATTTAGCACGGCGACTGTGACTGCTCGCGGAGCGTTGATATACAACGACAGCGCATCAGGAGACCCAACTGTTGTTGTGCTGGACTTTGGCGGAGACAAGACCTCTACAGCCGGAGATTTTACGATTGTGTTTCCTACGGCTGACGCGAGCAACGCGATTATTCGGATAGCGTAATGGCCGACGTTATCGTCCCACTCACCGGATGGGGTCGAGGCAGTTGGAATAGCCTTGCTTGGGGCGAAGGTAGCGTTACTAATACGGGGGCCACGGGCGGTGTCGGCTCTGTCACAGTTACCGCCGATGCGGGCGTGTCCGTCACAGGGCTTTCCGCGACAGGCGGTGTTGGCTCTGCCACGGTTACTGCTGACGCTAATGTAAGCGCTACAGGACTTTCTGCAACTGGGTCTGTAGGCTCGGTTACTGTTGTTGCTGAAGCCAACGTGAGTGTTACAGGGCTTGCGGCAACTGGATCTGTGGGATCGGTAACAACTACCGCAGACTCAAGCACAAGCGTTACAGGGCTTGCGGCAACCGGATCGGTTGGCTCAGTTACCACGACAGCGGACTCAAATGTCTCGGCAACAGGAGTCGCGGCAACGGGCGGTGTCGGCTCTGTTACGATCCAGACTGTAAACAATGTAGACGTTACTGGCGTTTCTGCCACGGGCGGTGTTGGATCTGTCACGACAATTGCTCAGGCAAGCGTGACTGTGGAGGGCGTGTCTGCCTCCGGTCAGGTCGGATCTGTTTTGGTTTGGGGAATTATTATTCCAGATCAAACTCCAAATTATGTAGAGATTGCACCGTCTCAGTCTGCGGGTAATTCAGAAATAAGTCCCTCCCAGTCGGCAGGGTACTCTGCGATAGGCCCGTCACAGTCACCCGGATGGTCCGAGGTGACTCCATCACAAACGCCAAACTATGAAGATATTGCGGCATAAGGGGATTGGTTAATGGCCAGCACTTATACAACTAACCTTGGTATTGAGAAGATTGGAACTGGCGAACAGTCAGGGACATGGGGCGATACCACCAACACCAACTTTGACATACTGGATGAGGCGATCAACGGGATTATCTCGGTCACCCTTTCCTCGGCGGGAAGCTCTGGATCTCCTACAGCCCTGCCCATAACGGATGGGGCCTCATCTAACGGTAGAAACAAGTTTATTGAGTTTGTGGATGGCGGGGATCTGGGTGGTACGGCATATGTGCAACTTACCCCGAATAATGCCGAAAAGGTTGTTCACATCCGCAACAGCCTGTCCAGTAGCCGGTCAGTTATTGTCTTTCAGGGCACTTACAACGCATCCAATGACTTTGAAATTGCCAATGGCGCAGATGTTCTGTTGAAGTTTAACGGCGGCGGATCAGGCGCAACAGTCACTGACGTTAATGTTGACTTAACGGTGACCGGTGCAACTGTTGGTGACGGCGGTCTGTCTGTCAGCGGCCTTACTGACATCAATGGCGGAACAGTTGACGGCACTGTTATCGGAGGCGCTTCAGCCGCCGCAGGCACGTTTACGACAATTACAGGCACCACTATAACCGCCAGCACAGCGGCAGTCCCAGATGCCAGCGACGGCGCAACATTGGGGTCGGCCTCTTTGGAATGGTCAGACCTTTATCTTGCAGATGGTGCTGTTGTGTACTTTGGTGATGACCAAGACATTACGTTGACGCACGTTGCAGATACTGGCCTAACACTCAAACACGCTAATACTGGGGACGACAAGTTTCCCACGTTTTTGTTGGCTACGGGTGACACAGACATTGCCGCCAGCGACAAGCTGGGCGTAATTAACTTTCAGGCACCTGACGAGGGCGCAGGCACAGACGCAATATTGGTTGCCGCAGGCATTGAAGCTGTATCTGAGGGTGACTTTAGCTCCTCTAGCAATGCTACTTCGCTTGTATTCAAAACAGCTTCTAGTGAAGCCGCCGCTGAAAAAATGCGCATTAATAGCTCTGGTAACGTAGGTATTGGTACTACAAGTCCCGATTCAGGGCCGCGACTACACCTTTCTAAAGGTTCTGCTGGCACAGTAGATAGTCATGCAAATTCTGTGCTTACTATAGAAGATGACAGCACAGCTATTTTGCAGTTTTTGACGCCAGCAAATGAAGGCGCTCAAATACGTTTTGGTGATCCAGATAGTAATGGTGTGGGGGTTATAGAATATGGGCATGGGACCAATAATTTAAATTTTCATACTGCCGGCTCAGAGCGTCTGCGTATTGATAGCTCTGGCGGTGTTATCTTCAAAGGGTCTTTAGCAAGTCACCAAACCGATGCGGGCGTTGTTGAGTACAGCAGTAACCTAGTCTCAATGCACAGTTATGGAGCATCATCCGGCACAGGACAAATGCGCTTCTTAACTGGCGGCGGTGCTGGGAGCGGTACGTCAGAGGCCATGCGTATTGATGCCTCTGGTAACGTGGGTATTGGTACTGCGAGTCCCTCTTCTTACTACGCGACTGAATTAGTGGTTTCGGGTTCAGATGAGGGCGGTATAACTTTAGCGGCTGAAGGCACAACTTTTACTAACTACCTTGCGTTTGCCGATGGTACAAGTGGCGATGCCCAGTACAGGGGCCAAGTCAGGTATGATCACAATGACGATAGCATGAGCTTAGTGTCTACGGGCTATGCAAGGATACTTACAGGCTCAAGCAGGGCTGAAGCTATGCGTGTTGATAGCTCTGGTAACGTGCTGGTTGGTTGTACTTCATTTGGCTCTGTCAGCACCGAAGGCTGTCAGCTTGGGAACAGTGGTACAGCAATATTTTCTAATGATAGCGACATTCCTCTTTATTTAAATAGAACCACATCGGGCGTTACCACAAGTCAAACTGTAGTTTCGTTTTTTAGAAACGATGTGCAGTCGGGCACTATTGGTGTGTCACAGGGCGGCACTCCTGCCTTTGGCGCTCCTTCAGACATTCGCCTCAAGGAAAACGTAACAGATCATAAATCAGAATTAACTAATGTTATGGCTTTGCGTCCTGTTAGCTGGGATTGGAAAGATAGCTCTAAAGGTGCAGGTGAAGGCTTTGTAGCGCAAGAGTTAGATCAAACCGCATGGTCTGATCTGGTTTCTGATGGTGAAGATGGATATAAAATGGTATCGGGTTTAGGTGTTGTTGAGACAAGACTTATCAAAGCCCTGCAAGAAGCAGTAACACGAATCGAAACACTAGAAGCCGAAGTAGCGGCACTAAAAGGAGAATAAACAATGGCACACTCATGGACTGTGGCCGCAATGGACTACACCGTCTCACAAGACGGCAAAACAAACGTAGTCAACACCGTACACTGGCGTTGCTCAAAGACTGTCGGAGAAAACTCTGGCTCATCCTACGGCACTGTAGGGCTTGAGGCTCCTAGTGGGTCATTTGTCGAGTGGGCTGACATCACCGAAGCTACGGCTGTTGGCTGGGCTAAAGCGGCTTTAGGCAACGATCAAGTAGCGGCTATAGAAGCGGCTATTGATGCGCAAATTGCTGAAGAAGCAAACCCCACTACCGGAGAAGGGGTGCCTTGGTGATCAGCCTAGAGTTAAAAAAAAGTGAGGGCTAATGGATCCGCTGTCTTTGATTGCGATGGCCTCGACTACTTTCAAGGGCATTCAGACATTGGTAAATCGAGGGGCAGAGATTGAGGCTGTAGCCCAGAAGCTGGGTGCGTGGTATTCGTTCGCGGCTGACATTAAGCAAGCGGAGCGCGAAGCAGAAAAACCGGGAGTCTTTAAGAAGCTGTTTGAAGGCAACACCGTAGAGCAACAGGCGCTCAATAGCGTCATAGCTAAGAAGAAACTGCAAGAGCAAGAAAAACAGATTAGAGAGCTAATTATCTGGGCATACGGCACGGAAACATATCAAGAAATGATAATGCTCAGGCGACAGATTAAGGCAAGGCGAGAGCAGGTAATCTACAAGCAAAGAAAGCGTCAGAGGCTGATTATGGATTCTACAGTTATCGTTTTCGGGGCTTTAATTATCGGCGCAATTATTTTTGGGACTGTATCGCTTATACAGGGGGCGACATGAAAAACATAATAGCGGGTCTGGTTACATTGTTTGTGGTAAGCGCAACAGCACAGACGGTGATACTTTTTGATGACGGGTTGCAGTATACGCTAGAGCCTAGCGAGAAGGTCTATGTTACGAATTACTCCAAGCTGTATCAGATGCACAACTTCAGCAAGGGCGATGTGAAGCTAACCAAGATTTTGCCAACCACCAAGCGTGACTATGTTCCTGTCGAAACTGGCGCACAAGGCGGTGTGGGCACTCCTGAGTGGTGTGAAACATATATACCGTGGTCTGAGGGGCTTACGTTTGACATGGTCACTTGGCAAAGACAGTGCGATGTGAACAATGACGGCGTGTATGACATGTGCGATTACTACCAGCCAACCGGCATATTGTCATTTGAAGAGCTTGAGTGGCAAGACCGCTGTAATGACGGGAACCCTTGGGATGGATCGTGAGCAATTTAGATCGGAAATTCATAGAGTATATGCTGGTGTTAGGGGTGATCTCCGCACTGCTTTTACCCGTGTTGATGGTTTTCTCTATACCGTTCGAGTAGACGCTAAAGACCGCTACAAGAAAGCAAAGAAAGCCCTAAAGCAAGCATGGCATGAGGTTTGGCGATAATGGATCAGGCGCTAATCAACACGATTATCTCTATAGCCGCTGGCGCGTATGGCCTTGTCTTAAAAAGCATGTGGGATACGATCAAAAGCCTCGACGATCAGGTAGGCACATTGCAGGTATCTGTAGCGGGCGAGTACTTAAAGCGCGAAGAATGGAAGGATGATATGCGTCGGCTTATGGAAAAGCTGGATTCTATCGATGAAAAACTCGACAAAAAGGCTGACAAGTGATTGAACTGCTGATTGGCCCTGTATCTAGTCTGCTAGACAAATTTATTCCTGACGCTGACGAACGCAATAGGCTCGCCCATCAGATTGCCACAATGTCAGAGCGACACGCCCATGAAGTCAACAAAGCTCAAATGGAAATTAACAAAACAGAAGCCGCGCATAAAAGTCTATTTGTCGCGGGCTGGCGACCGGCTTTGGGATGGACGTTCGCGCTGGGGATTGCAGGAAACTACATCCTTATCCCTATGGCTAATTTTGCTCTCGCTTTGTCTGATAGCCCTATAACAATACCGCTAATCGACTTAGAGACAATGATGCCTGTGCTCATTGGCATGCTAGGTCTCGGCGGCATGAGGACGCTGGAAAAAACCAAAGGCGTGCAAAGAGAAAAATGAGTTACTTTTCTGAGGAAGAGCTGGCCTGCCAGCATTGCGGGAAATACAAGTTTGATGAGGGCGTTTTAAAAATACTTAACGCAATTCGGCGGGAATTTGGACCCATGCCTATAACCAGCGGATACCGCTGTGTTGATCACCCAATAGAGGTTAAGAAGCAACAGCCGGGGGCGCACTGCACTGGGAAGGCGGTGGATGTGGGGGTAAGCAGGGCTGATGCTTACAAACTGATCGAGGTTGCTTTGGCGCATGGTTGCCCAAGGATTGGCGTCAACCAGCGTGGCGATGGGCGTTTTGTGCATCTGGACTGGGACTATGACCGCCCCTATCCCACCGTTTGGTCGTACTGAGGAGGTGTAGTCGTGCCGCTGTCCAAGATTGCATTTGCCCCCGGAATAAATAAAGAGGGCACCCAGTACACAGCCGATTCTGGGTGGTTTGACTCCGACAAGATACGGTTCCGCAAAGGCCGCGTTGAAAAAATTGGTGGCTGGCAGAAATACATTGCCAGCGCGATTAAGGGCGTGGCCCGTTCATTGATGGACTGGGGCACAAAAGACGGTCAGGTATTTTTGGGAATTGGTACGAATCTAAAGTTTTATATCGAGTCGGGCGGCTCGCTTAATGATGTCACCCCTATTAGGGCTACGACGACTAATGCGGCTACTTTTGCGGCAACTAACGGATCGTCAACTATTACGGTTACCGACAGCTCCCACGGCGCCGCCGCCGGGGACTTTGTAACCTACTCGGGCGCGGCAACACTTGGCGGCACTGTCACTGCGACGGTGCTGAATCAGGAATATCAGGTCAATGTCATTCTTACTGCCAACACGTACACTATAACGGCATTAGACACTAGCGGGGCCGCTGTGACCGCAAACTCCAGTGACACAGGGAATGGCGGGGGATCTGTAACGGCGGCATATCAGCTTACTACGGGACTGAATAGCTATGTATCGGCAACCGGGTGGGGTGTTGGCGCATGGGACGCAGGCGCGTGGGGTTCTTCGACAACGATAACACTGTCAAATCAGCTTAGGCTGTTTAGTCAGGACGCTTTTGGTGACGATTTAATTTTTAATCCTCGGGCAGGTAGTGTCTTTTTTTGGGACAAGTCAGCAGGTTTGTCCACTATAGCGGTTGATATCAGCACCCTGAGCGGGGCAAGCAATACGCCTACAGCCGCGCTTCAGGTAATGGTTTCGGACATAGATCGTCATGTCATTTGTTTTGGCGCAAATTCTATTGGGGGGTCAGATTTAGATCCGCTTTTAGTTCGCTGGTCTGATCAAGAGAATGTTGCAGACTGGACGCCGACGGCGACAAACAGCGCTGGCGGTCAGGTTCTTTCTGTTGGCACTCAGATTATAGGCGCATTGAAGACAAGACAGGAAATAATCATAAGCACCGACAACGGGCTAACGTCCATGCGGTTTGTCGGGGCGCCGTTTGTTTTTTCATTTACCCCAGTGGCAGAGCACGTTCGATTTGCATCTCCCGGTGCCGCTGTTGTGGCGGCGGACACCTTGTACTTTATGGACCCCGGCGGCTTCTACGTTTACAGGGGCGCGGTTCAGAGACTGCCATGCTCTGTCCATAGGTACGTTTTTGACAATATCAACAAAGATCAGATATACAAAGTATTTGCGACAACGAATGCCGATTACTCAGAGGTAACGTGGTATTACCCTATTGGCTCCAACAACTCAGACATTACTAACTATGTGTCATACAACTATTTAGAGCAGGTGTGGTCTGTAGGCACCCTGAGCCGTGGCGCATACATACCGACGGCGACACGGCAGTACCCAATTGCCGCGACAAATGACATTGATAACCCGCTCACCAACTATTTGTTTAATCATGAGATTGGTTATGACGGTGACGGCGCTGAAATTACGGCTTTTGTTGAGTCTGGCGACCTCGGGGTTGGAGATGGCGAGTCGTTTATGATGGTTAACCGGATTATCCCTGACTTTACGTTTACAGGTAACGAGTCTGAGGCAAACATTGAGGTGAAGCTAAAAGGCAGAAACTTCCCGCTTGAGGATGCTTCTGACCTGTCAACAGCAACCGTGACCAGCTCAACAACGCAGTCNTTTGTCAGGGCNAGAGCCCGAGAGCAGATTGTAAGAATAGAGTCTAGCGGCGAGGGCTATGGCTGGTCTCTGGGCGATCTTCGCTTGGGCATTAGAACTGACGGGAGGCGATAGCGATGGCATCCAGACCACTACCCGTGGCTTCGGGGCAATATGACGCGGAAAACGAGCAAATATCTAGGCGGACAATAGAAAACTCATTCCAAGACTTAGAGAATAAGGTTGACGGCAACACCAACAAGAAGAGCAAGCCTTCGTCTCTAGCTCTTAGACGCTTTCAGTTTTTGCTGATGGGAGCGTCCAGTGGCTGATGCGATTAAGGTTCTTGGCCAAGTTGATGTCAGTGCAACCACGACAACTACGCTGTATTCGGCGCCAGACCTAACGCAAACCACCTGTAGCTCACTTGTTGTGTGCAACAGGGGAGGCTCTGCTATTACATTCCGGGTCAGCGTCCACGTTAACAATGCAGGCGCAGACGACAAGCAGTTTATCTTTTATGACGAAGACTTGGCGGCTACCACGTCTAGAACGGTAGTAATTGGCCTGTGTTTGGGTCAAAAGGATGTGGTGAAGGTGTACTCAAGCGCGGCCAATGTCAGCTTTAACTTATTCGGTGTAGAGACCAGCTAACTATGAATCAATATCCAGCCAAGCCAATGATGGATCAGATGGCACAGCATGGGCGCTACGGCGACTCNATGCTTGTGCACATGAACCCTGTTGAGGTTGCAGGCATTGCCTCNTTATCGCCGACGGGTAGTTTGACCACTAACCCAGTGACTGGACAGCCAGAGGCGTTTTTGCCGTTGCTGTTTGGTGCTCTTGGCGGGGCGCTTAAATTAGGCGCTCTTGGCACTGGAGTGCTCACAGGGGTAGGCACTGCCGCTGTTACAGGAGATCTCAAGCGCGGCCTGATTAGCGGGCTTACAGCAGGGCTTGCCGCGCCATTGGGTGAGGGTATTGGTAGTTTATTTGACTCTGCTCCAGAGGTATTGGATACGGCCAATGCGGCCACTGCGGGCGCCGAGGCGGCGGCTAGCGCCGCAGACGCGGGCACTGCGGCGCTAGACTTGTCAAACGCCACCTCGGCTATGGATATCACTGACGCCGCATATCAACTGCCAATCGGGGATTTGTCTAATGTCGATCCTAGTCTGTTAGACCCCGGAAATGCGCTTGGTCAGATTAACCAGCAATTGGCTGGGACAGGCCAAACTCTAAGTCAGGCGGGTGTGACCACTGGAGACACATTAGCGGCGCAACTTCAACAGTCAAGGGATCTTGTCGCTTCTACTGGGCCAACCGGCCCAACCGACTTCGCATCGCAACTTCAGGAGACTAAGGATCTTGTTGCATCCACCGCTCCCGTCGCAAGAACCCCCAACATGAGTGATGCCGTTTTCGGTAGAGGCGAAGGCATAGCCCAAGCGGGTCTAAAAAAGCTGGGCGGCATGGGCCAGTTTGTTGCCGCCTCCACTGGTCAGTCCATGTTAGAGCAGATGGATGTGCAAGAAGATTTTGAGCGGGCCGAAAGAGGTCGGATGGCAGAATCTGAGGAGAAAAAGGCACAGTCCGTGGCTGATCTTCAGCGTGGTTTTTCGATGGCGCAACCAAACGCGCCGAGGGGCAGAAGCCCCATGAGAGCGCGCATGGATAGCTATATACGCGACTATGGTACCGATTTGTATGCGGCGGGTGGCGGTCAAATGCCAAGGATGCAAGAGGGCGGTCAAGCTGACAATTCATATCAGGAATGGCAGAATAGCGGATCAGATCTATCTTACGCTGACTGGCTTGCCCAAGGCGGGTCAAGTAAAAGCGACGAGCCCGTCGTGACATCTGCGGATCTAGGTCAATTGGTTGTAGATCCCACGGGCGACGAAGCCGCAGTGCTTGCGATGGCAAAGGGCAATCAGGCCCTGACACCTGCCCAGCAACAGGTGTTAGAGGGCTACTACAACCGTTACGAGCAGGAAAGGCAGAACCGAGCCTCGCAAATTACCGAAACAGACAGTGACTTTGATCTTGGCGCGGTTGCGCGAGATCTTCCAAGTATGTTTGGTTATGCCTCAAGCATGAATCTTGGCGGGATTGATCCGGTTACCATTCAGGCTGGTTTGCGGGGAGAATATGCTGTTAGACCCCCAGATGACTATATGCCCGGATTTGAAGCCGAGTATTCTTATTTCCAAGATGACCCCTACGCGCAAAAAAACCCCTATAGAGGTTACCGGCCAACTACCGGCGGTATTGAGTCGGAGGGCCCATATTTTGATCCCATTCTGGACCGTCAGAGCTACAAGAATAAGCTAAAAGAATATTACAAGACGCTGGCCAGCTATGGCATGGGCACTGGCCCTGATGATCCTGATGATCCTGATGATCCTGATGATGACGATGTGAGCACACCGGGACAGCCTGATGACAAGCAAGGGTACTTCCCAGATACAGAGCACGTTGGGTGGATCTGGACAGGAAGCCCCGGAAAGGCCGATGGTGAGTGGGTTAAAACCTATCGCGGTCAGGTGTTGCCCGGAGGGAGTGTTCCTCAAGTTACGGGCACNGAGAAGCCTACGAGCCCACCNGAAGGGTTTGGTGTTGAGGCCGGAGGCGATGACGCCGAGGGAGGTGATCCGCCGGCAGATGGAAGAGAGCATATAGGATGGATATGGACGGGTAGTCCGGGCCAATCTGGAGGTGAGTGGGTAAAAACTTATCGCGGGCAGACGTTGCCGAGCAGTGTTCCGCAGGTCATGGATACAGAAAAGCCCACTGAGCCCCCAGAGGGCTTTGGGGTTGGCGGCGGGGAAGAGGTTGATCTGTTTCTTCAGCGGGTTGATGAGCTAATGAGTCGAGGGATGACCAGAGAGGAGGCTATCGCGAATCAGGAGTTCGCAATCCAAAGCGGCTACGATCTCAATAATGACGGAGCTGTCACTGACGCAGAATACAGGCAGGCGACCACCTCTGGAGCCGGCGGAGGTGCGAACTCCACTAGCGTAGCTGGCGGGTTTGATCCGGCGAATTTGCCGCCAAATATACAAGAGTTAATTGCGAATGGCTTTGGCGGTATGGCTGGCAACTATGGTCTTGCTGGGTCCAGTGCCCTCACCGCAGGACGCACACCCGTGACGGAGGGACAGGCCCCAACATTTGACGCAACAAGTCGAAGAGGAACGAGGCGTATGGAGGGTGGCGGTCCAACCGAGCCAACGGTGCCCCTCAAGTCTTCTTTAGGGCAGGCGGCAGTGCCCGCTGGAGGAATAGCCGAGGTGGATACGCAGTTCAGCGCAAGCCCCAGCGAGGAAGAGGTGGTTATGCTCGCGGATGCGGTTTTGGGTAAGTCTGAAAACTCAGACGCCATTGTCGAGAGGTTTGTTGATAGGTATGGCCCTGAAATGTTTGCGGCGGTCAGAGACATGATCTTGAAGATGGTTGTGCCGGGAGCCCAGACAAACGGGATGATTCGCGGCAACGGCGGTGGCATGGATGATGCGGTTCCCGGTATGATAGGCGACCAACAGCCTGTTGCTGTGTCACCCGGAGAGTTCATTGTTCCAGCAGATGTTGTTTCTGACTTGGGAGATGGAAGCTCTGACGCCGGATCTGACGAGTTATACGCAATGATGGACAGAGTGCGACGGGCACGCGGCGGCAATGGCGATCAGCCACCCGCAATTGATGCAAGGAAAAATATGCCCGTATGAATATAAGCCTAGTCCCGCCTGAAAACATTATGGATGTTTGGTCCAAGGTCAGGGATTATTTAGAAGAAGCAGTAGCAACATCAAATGGGCGTTGGACGACAGAGCATTTATGCTTTGCCCTCGCCTCTGGACGATCTCAGCTCTGGATCGCATTCGATGATCAGCAAGAAATCATCGGCACGCTTACCACCGAAGTTACCAACTACCCAGCCAAGCGAGTGCTATCCATGCATTTCCTTGGGGGGAAAGACTTTGACTTGTGGTATGGCGAGTTATTACAGCAAATATCCAGATTCGCAAAAGACGCAGATTGTGACGGCCTCGAAGGGGTGGCGCGTTTTGGATTCTGGAAATTCCTAAAAGAGGATGGATTTGAAAAGACATCCGCGTTTTATGAGAAGGGTATGAAGAATGGGTAGCAAAGGTGGCGGCGGTCCAACTGAATCAACGGTAACCCAAACAAATCTTCCTGACTACGCAGAACCGTTTTACCGGAGTCTGCTGGCTCGTACTGGCTATGAGAGCGGCATCCAATACGAGCCGTATCAGGGCCAAAGGCTGGCTTATTTTAATCCTGCCGAGC